AATGAAAATAGACGACACACTAAACATTGGTACAAAGTTTATAATTACTTATAGACCTTTTACTCATAATGGCGAAGAACGAAAAAAGCTAAAAGACGGAAAGCGAACAAGACAAGTCACGCGCAAAGCTCAATGGACCGACAAATGTAGAATAGTAAGAGACAAGGTATCTGATAAAATTAGATATATGACTTACTATGACTTAAATCAAAATGGTTATCGTTGCGCGACTGGTCAAATCTGGATAACTGCTGGAGTGCAATAATGACTGATAAAGTTGATAGCGCAATTTATATTTTTGACTCGGAACACAACCGAGTCAAAACAATTAGACTCCAAACTTTTTTAAATAGAGTTAATCATACCTTAAGGCACGAAAACCAAACTTACTTTGCTTTAAAAGATGACGCGATTGATTTTAAAAAGGAGTACAATCTATGAAATACTGCCAAGGTCCTTTGTGTCATACTTACGACACAAAGGATAGGAAACGAGGACCAAAAGGAAACAAAGTAAATCAAACTAGAAGAAGAACTAGTTTTTATTATTTGCAAGGGAACGCGTGTTCAATGCAATGTCAAGATGATTGGTTTAAACAATTTGGGGAACGCGCTTTGGATTACTTTGGTAGAATAACTCAACCCAAAAAAATGGAAGAACATAACTCGTGGCGCAAGACTTATCGTTGGGGTTATGGCGATAACGAGGATAGGCATATTATTTATAATATGTGTACTGGCGAAGAAAGGATTATAACTGAACAACAATTTAATGATAATAATTATACATTAAACACTTGACAAGTCTTATAGTATTTGTTAGATTATCCCATAACAAAGGAGTGATATGAGAACAATTAAATACAATAACAAAGATTACTCAATACCTAAACCATTTGACCAATGTTTCTTTGGCGCAGAACCTACAAAGGTTATGACTATTGGCAATAGGTTTAATGATGAGGACCATCAACAATATGCAAAGCTACCAGCATTTGCAGTAGCTATCTATGATACTATCATTGGCGCAGAACAGACCGAGGATTATACTTTAATGCAAAAGGGATTGACTTGGTTTCAAAAGAACTTCACTGATGAATATTATACACTATTAGATTAATTCAATCACCAGTACCCATGCAGTAATTGCATAGGGTACTGGATTTTCCCACATACTACATCTAGGCTCGTATCCTATGGGCCCACCCACCCCGGCTCGTACCCGTTGGGCCCACCCTCCCTAAACCAGAGGGGTCCCTATGGATTTCAGATTGAGCCTTAAAAACAAACCCCCTTCACCCCTCCTGAGAATAGGGGTCCCAAACTTTTCTCTTTAGGGTTGGATTTAGACATAGACATGCTATAAAATCAAAATGGTAATAAAGAAGGTGTCAAAAAAATATTATAAATTTTTTTTATGAATGAAGAACAAATAAACAGGCTGCCGCCTGATGTGAAAAAAGAATTCCTTAAACTTGGAATGAAGCTGGATGAAAAAACCAAGCAGCATAAGGTACATAATGATTTTCTTTCTTTTGTAAAACATGTATGGCCAGAATTTATAGAGGGGCCCCATCATAAAAAAATTTCTGAAAAATTTAATAGGCTTGCAAAAGGTGAAGTCAAACGTTTAATAATTAATATGCCACCTAGGCATACTAAATCAGAATTTGCGTCCTTTCTTCTTCCCTCTTGGATGGTAGGACGTAAAACCTGATCTTAAAAATTATACAAACGACCCACACTACGGAATTAGCGATCCGCTTCGGACGTAAAGCTAAGAATTTAATTGATACCGCAGAATACCAACAAGTTTTTAAAACAAGATTAAAAGAAGATTCGCAAGCCGCGGGTAAATGGGAAACGGAACAGGGCGGTGAATACTACGCAGCCGGTGTTGGATCAGCGATAACGGGACGTGGAGCGGATTTGTTGATCATTGATGACCCACATTCTGAGCAAGACGCATTGAATATGACGGCAATGGAACGAGCGTATGAATGGTATACATCAGGACCGAGACAAAGACTTCAACCAGGTGGAGTCAATTGTTTTAGTTATGACAAGGTGGAACATGAAAGACTTAACTGGGATGTTATTAAAATCTCAAAAAGAAATAAAATCTGATCAATGGGAAATAATTGAATTCCCCGCGATTCTCCCTTCAGGAAAACCTGTTTGGCCAGAATATTGGAAGTTAGAAGAACTCGAAGGAGTAAAGGCATCACTGAGCATCGGAAAATGGAACGCTCAATGGATGCAAAATCCAACAGCGGAAGAAGGATCGTTGATCAAGAGGGAATGGTGGCGGAAATGGGACCGTGATTACATTCCAACGTTAAAACATGTTATTCAAAGCTATGATACGGCTTATTTAAAAAAAGAATCAGCCGATTATTCGGCTATTACGACTTGGGGGGTGTTTTATGAATCCGATGACGCCGCTCCGAACTTAATTCTCCTAGATGCAATGAAAGAACGGTTAGAATTTCCAGAATTGCGGAAAGTGGCTAAAGAACAGTACGACTATTGGAAACCTGAAACGGTTATAATTGAATCGAAGGCATCAGGACTTCCTTTAACTTATGAGTTGCGAAAATTGGGTATTCCTGTTATAAATTACACACCTAGCAAAGGTAATGACAAACATGCTAGAGTACACGCCGTTTCGCCGCTTTTTGAAAGTGGCCAAATTTGGGCGCCGGACGAAAAGTTCGCAGAAGAGGTTATTGAAGAGTGTGCATCTTTTCCTTATGGAGATCATGATGATTTGGTGGACAGTATGACACAAGCGGTAATGAGATTTCGTCAGGGCGGTTTTATTCAACACCCCGAAGATGAAAAAGACGAAAGTTTCTATACCACACAATAGGACGTATTATTAATGTTATCGAGAGAAACACTGATCAGCATGTTAAAAGAACGAATACCCGTCGAGCTATAATGCTCATGACGTAGACAACATGAGTGTACAAGAATTAGACGATTTATTAGATTATTTAGATTCAATGCAAAACAAAGCAAACGGAGGAATGATGTTAGACAACACAAAAACTTATCACCAAGCAAAATGATTATACAGCACCACCAGATTTAGAAGTTATGATTGGTTATGCAAATGGTGGTGGCGTGGGTTCAATGATGCAACCCAAGAAGAAAAAATTTGAAATGCANGGTGGAGTTAGAAATTATTTAGGAAAACAAAAAGAAGTTAAAGCTCCTTTAAATTGGCAATCCAGTCCCGATCATCCTAAAACAGAATTAGCTTACATTACAAAAAAAGAAAAAGATTTATTAGTTAAAAAAGATTTACACGGCTCACTAAAAGGTGGTGTTAACAGAGGGCCTTCAGGAATCATGAGTTTAAATGGATGGGGATCATATGATGGACCAGATACAAGTAAAGACACAGGTATGTCCGGTGCAGCAACAAGTGCTGCTGAAACAGGTAGTAAAAATCTAGCTGATATAAAAGAAGTTCAGGCATACATGGGACCAAAAGGTTTACCACCTGGAGTTATGCCTAAAGAAGCTGAAGATTATAGAAATGCATTTATTGCAGCCGGTGGTGGTCAAAGAGTTAATCCAGGTTTTTTTGATAGTAGAAATTATGTAAGCCCTGCTGAATTAGCAGCAGCTAAAGCATATAATCCCGGTGCTTTTGCAGCAGGTCGTAAAGGTAGTGGTCTTTTAGGTTTTCTTGGAGGCGGTGGAATTTTAGGAGCTTTGGTTAGAGGTCTAGGACAAAAACTTGGTTTTGGTAAAACATATAATGAACCAACTTATGATATGTCAGAGTTTAATGATTTAGGATTATTAAGTAATAAAATAAATCCTACTTTTCCAAATGATTTAGGTAATGAAATTGCATTAAACACAATAGGGTCAAAAAAACTCGTTACTCCTCCAGGTTGGACTATTCAAGATGAAATGGTAGATGTGAGTAATTATAAAGCACCTCCAACAGGAATTATGATGGCGGGTGGGTATCCTAATGTAACGCAAGAATATATGGATGATCAAACTAATTATAGAGGGCCTGTACAAAATGTAACTTATCCAAATTTAGCAAATCAAATAAATAAATATCCCGGAGCAGTTGGTCCGGCGTTAGCAACAAATTTAGATTCTTGGCAATATAATGATAGTAGACTTCCTAGTGAGACGGACTTAACGTGGTCTGGAATTACTAATAATCCTCCTACAGGAACAGTTTATCCAGGTGCTTCTTGGGGGAACGTAGATGATTTTTCTGCAATTGATAATCAGGTTGCTTTTGCTCCCAACTCTATAAAAGATAGACAATTAAAACAAGCGTGGAATATATATACTGAAACAGGCATGGAACCACCAAACTTAAAAAGTTTAATGAAAGAAGATTTAGAGTCTGGTGGACAGCTTTCATTAGATGAAGACGCTTATTCACTGATAGGCTAGGTAATGGCTATTAATTATACCGACGCACAAATAAGAAAATTATTTCCAACATATTTTGACGCTGCTGCAACGGCAACTCAAGTTGATGAAGACATAATCAAAGAAATTTTAAGAATGTATTCTGCCAAAGAAGGTGGCAGAACATATATTGGAAATCAATTAAAATTAGATCAATCAGTTGTTGGTAGAGTTTTAGATAAAGCATTTGAAAAAAATATACTTAAACCAGTTAAACCCGGTGAATTTAAAACTAAAGATACACAAAGAATATACAAAGACATTAGTGAAAGAAAAATTTATAAAACAGTTAGACCTATTACTGCTAACGATAGAAAAATAAATCCAGATATTCCAGCTAATGCAAAATTTAAAGTCCAAGTTCCATCAGGAGAAAAAGGCACAAGCACTAAAATGGTTTATACTACTACAGAAGCTGCAGCAGAAAATGCAATTAAAAAAGCAGATAAATTTACAGAAACTGCAAAACTAGCTAAAGAAAAACCTTTTAAAGAGGCAGTAAAATCAATTCATAAAATTGCTATGGCTGATCCAGAAGATTTAAACAGTATTAAAAATTTATCTAAAATGGTTTACGGCGCAGACGATGTAAAAAACCTTACAAGGACTGCAAATGATTTAGTGAGGTATCAAGAATTTTTATTAGGGTTTAAACCTATCGCTGGCATTTCTATTCCTGCCGGGGATAAACTAACTGATATTATTTCAGAGTTTCCTTCTTCAGGTCAGTGGGGTAAATTTGCAGCAGGAGCGATTAGAGAATCAAAATTAAAAATGAGAGATCAGTTGTTAAAAACTAAAGGTCCTAAACTTATTACTTTAAGAAATAATATTTTAAAATTTATAGATTCAGGAGCAATGGAATTAGATGAAGCTATGGGTGTTTCAGCAACTTTTGAAAAAGCTCCAGGTTATACAGAACTTGGTCAAGTAATTAAAAAAAGTATTAATCAAGCTAAAAGCAAAGAAATTGATAATCCTTTTTCCAGATTATTTTCAAAAGTAATAGCGGGAGAGACTAACCCTACCATTATGCATAATGGTGAAAAAATAGGAGTAAAAGAATTTAATAAAATATCTAAAGAATTTCAAAAAATAAATAAAGTTGATACCCCTATTATTGAATATAAACCTGGTGAATCTTTAGACGCTTCTAAATTTATAAAACATTTTGATAAACTTTCTCCAGAAGCACAAAAAAATGTAACTGAATTAGCTAATAAAGGAATTGTTTTAAAATCAACAGCAATGCCTATGAGTTTATTAGAATCTTCTATAATGGCTTATAAGAATGCACCCGATGGTGCTCCTCTTAAAAAATATTTAGAAAAAAATATTGCTCGTTGCGCAGACGGCTGCTTTATAAAAGTTGCAAATAAAAATCCTGAAAGAATTGCTAAAAAATTAAGTGAAGATCCAAAACTTATTCGTTTATTTCGAGGCGAGTCTTTTCCACAAAGAAATATTAAAGGATTCAAAGATAAAGCAAAATTTTTTAAAACGACAATACCTGAAATAAAAAAAGACACATTATCTGGTCAGTGGTTTACACCTACTCAAGATCACGCTGGTTCTTATTTATCACGTCCGGGTCGAATGAAATATGTAGATGTAACACCCGCTGAATTAGAATCTTTTCAGAGATATAAAGATAGAGTAAATAAAAGGCCGATAAAATATAGTGTAGCACGTCAAATGGGAAAACCAGAAAGAGCAATGCACATGGTGACTGACTCTTTTCATCATCAACTTATTCCAAGATATAAATTAAAACAAATGGAAGAAGCCGGAAGACTAAAAAGTAAATTCGATCTTAATCCTTTCCGTAAAAGCTCTATAGGGGATGCACCACTTATTCCAGCTACCAGGGGAGTGTTAGAATGGAATAGGGATTTAGGAGCTTTTGTAGATTCAGCAAATCCTGGTGTAGCGGTGGGACAAAATCAATTGAAAGCTTGGGCTGCTGATAACCCCCTGTCAGTTAAAGCTGGAACAGAAGACGCTTTCAAACCCATTAAAAAAAGTATGTTAAAAACAATTGGTAAATCTCTAGCCTATGTCGGCGCTCCACTACCAACGGCTGTCATAGATAGTTACTTTATTGGAAAACAAATTTCAGAAGATAGACCAGCAGCAAATATTGCTAAAGATCCGTTGAACTGGTTAGGACTAGCTACGATGTCAACATTATCAGAAATTTCTGGTGTATCAAAACCAGGTAAAATAAATACAGCATTAAGATTAGGAATGAGTCCAGGTTTAATTAGAGGAGCATCAAGATTTTTGGGAATACCGGGATTAATTATTAGTACCGGATTAACAGCGTATGACCAATATAATAAATATCAAAATGAAGAAGGATTTATTTACAATTTGTTCAATGATCAAAAGGAAGTTCTCCTATAATTGACAATAGGGGGGACAACTGATACACCACCTTTAAGGTGTTGAATCAATCATAAATAGAGGATAGAATAGTCAAATGGCCAAAATAGATAAAGCATTACCCAATACAAAAACGGAAATAGAAATTCCAGGACAAGAAGAAATAGTTGAAACGCAACAAGAGATTGTTGAAAGACAACAAGCCGGTCAACCAGAAATTTCCATGGAAGAAGATGGAGGAGCAACTGTAGAATTTGATCCTTCTCAAGTTAATCCCGAAGGTGGACAAGATCATTTTGAAAATTTAGCAGAATATCTAGAAGATAAAGTTTTAGATCCATTGGCGTCAGAGCTAATGGATAAATATAAAGATTACAAACAATCAAGACAAGAATGGGTTGAAAGTTATAGAGAAGGTTTAAACCTTTTAGGATTTAAATATGTTTCAAGAACCGAACCCTTTAGAGGTGCAGCAAGTGTAACTCACCCAGTTTTAGCTGAAGCAGTAACTCAGTTTCAGGCTCAAGCTTATAAAGAATTATTACCTGCAGAAGGTCCCGTTAGAACTCAAATTTTAGGAGATGTTAATGTTCCTAAAGAAGAACAATCTAAACGTGTTAAAGATTTTATGAATTATCAAATTATGGATCAGATGAAAGAATATGAACCAGAATTTGATCAGATGCTTTTCTATCTACCCCTTAGCGGCTCAACTTTTAAGAAAGTTTATTATGATGATCTTTTGGGAAGAGCCGTTTCCAAATTTATACCGGCTGAAGATTTAGTCGTTCCGTACTCTGCTACCTCATTAGAAGATGCGGAAGCTGTAATCCACGTTATACGTATTTCTCAAAATGATTTACGTAAACAACAAATCAATGGCTTTTATAGAGACATTGATTTGGGAGAACCGCC